GTTGTCAAGCTCCAGTACATGAGCGCACTTATGCTCCTGAGGAATTTCAGAATGATCTGTGTCAAGTAGATTGGCATCAGGGTGACACCAGTCAACGGTAAACAGATACTCACCACTATAAAGTTTTTTATCTTTCCCAAAATATTTAGCTCGTTGACCTAATAGAAAAGAAAAATGATTAACAGAATGATGATAGTTAAAGCAATTCCACAGCTGAAGTAAGTCGTTTGACATATCGGGCACGTCTTTCCGTTCCATACTCTTAGAGAAAAAGGCACATATTGGCAGACGCCAAAAGCACGCACCATTTTCCAACATGATATTAAAAAGGAGACCACGACCCTGTATACTTGTAAGACCAAAGATAACACAGTCCTCGCTTTCTCCATGATGTTTTCGTAGATCATATAAATACTCCTTGCGTATTTTACAATATAAAGGTGGAAGGCTACTATTTAAAAAAGACATTGTAAAGATATAAATTAAAAAAAAATTTTTTTCTACACAAAATTTATACACATTTGACTCATTCATCACTCTTTCTATCTCTTTCTCCCTAAGCTAGGGAAATTTCTTTTTAAACTTAATACGATTAAAAACCAGCAAACTTAATACGATTATAAATAGATAAATGATGAGAGAAAAAAAGAAAAAAAAAGAGAGAGAGTTTAAAAACTCTCTCTCTAATCTTATTTAGTTATTAAAGACTATTAACTAATTTAGTAAAGTAATTCTGATTTTCTATAATTTCAGAACTAACTTTATTTTCACTAATATATTTTTTATTACTCTCTAATAAATCTAAATATAAATTCTTTTTAGATTTATTTATATATTGAGGAAAATCAACTAATAGATTAACTTTCTTAAATCTATTATTGAAAGTCGTATCGTAATCAAAATCAATTTTACGATAGTTATTATTATAAGCTAATTCTATATTCGTTGAGAATTTAGCTTTTTCATAAACTAAAAAAGACTTTGATTTATCTCTTTTAGTATTAGTTAATCTGAATAAAATTTTATTCTGACTTATCTCTCTATGAGATAAACTAATTTTATTCTCGATTATTTTTTCGTTAGATTTATTTTTCATAACTTTCTACTTTCTATATTTTAAAAAGATTAGAATTAATTTCTAAATATAATTTTTAAAATATAATTAAAATTATTAAATTTTTTAATAAAAGTAAATAGTTAATTTCTGTTGTATTAGTTTTATTGTTGTTCTCTTTTTGTTCTTATTATAGACTAATAATACTACCTACACTAGAATAGTATAAAAAGTTAATAAGACTAAAAAGCTAATCGGTAATTTAAATAATAATATCATAGTTATACTTTCTTAATTAATTAATAAAATTAATTAATATATTTTTAATATCCTATTTAAACTTTTTTTTAATTCCTAGGATTTTTTTTTATATATTCTTGATCCTTGTTGCACAACGCTGATCACCTAGGCACAAGCATCACGTGCAGGCGGCGGCGTGTTATTGTATGTTGTGTTCTTTTTCTATCTTGTCTAGGTATGTCGACAAGTCATCATCGTTCATAGCGTCTAGTGTAGAGTGTTGTACTTCTTTCTTCTCAACAAGGAACCCCAACAATTGCGACTTTAGCCTTATCGCATTGACTGCTGCGGAATACTGCTTCTTGCCACAAGCATCAGCATACACTTTATCGAGCTTCTCTACCTCTTTTGACACAGACTCACTTGTCAAGCGCCTAGCATCAACCCTCAACCTATCTATATATTGGATAATCTTATCCTTCTTTAAGTTGCGGGCAGCTTGTACATGAGCTGACGTTTCAGAATAACCTGCGTCAACAGCAGCGTTTCTCTTACCTTTTCCTGCAGCAATACCCTCACAGAACTTCTTTTCCATTGAGGATAAGGTCGCCTCGTTTGTTTGATGTATCTGGTCTATTGTTATCGCCATATTTATCCTAATATAGCGATTTATTTATGATTGTAAATCTAGATTATTTCCACATTAAAGTTTGATATTAGCTTTAATCATTCTATTTTTATCTTTTGTTGATATCTTATAATATACTTTTGCACTAACAGGGAATCTACCTGATTCGTCTAAAGTAGGGTCAACAATGTAAGTTCCATTAAACTCGAAACCTAACATACCATCAACAACTTGTAGTATTTTAGGAGAATGTTGTATTTTATTAAATTTATAATCTTTAGGCAATACTGCTTTAGGATTATGTGATTTAACATCTATATATTTATTAGCTGCCATTATCTCTCGCTTTCTTTATGTTATTATCTAACTTAACTTGTGCGTCAACTCGTTGTATATTAGCATCAATCTCTTTACGATCATTTCTATAAATACGATCAATTTCACACATACAACTTGCTTCGCCACTAACACCTTCGACCTTATCGAATGTAGCAATAGATTTGTTGTCTAGTTCTACTTTCCATTGAGTGTCGTATTCTACGATGTCGTAACCTCTATATATATTTTTTATCATACATTTTCTTCTATTTTAGTTATAGTAAAAGTAGCATCAAAAGTAGTTTGTATAGCACTTGTCATTTGAGTAAGTCTATCATAAAAAGTACCATATGCTTCTTTAATATCTACTTGATCAAACAATCTAGTATAGACATTTAGTATTTCAGGCATTTTACTATCTTTATGTTTAATAGTAATATGACCAGTACAATTATAAGCCATAGTTATTCTCCTTTCTTAATTTAATTTATATAAAGCAGATTACTAAAGATAATATCAATATAAACAAGAAAAATAGAATCATCCTATCGTTTTACTACTATGTTGTAATGTAACAGGATCGCAAGTATTAGGGTCTACATCTGTAATCATCTTGTGATTAGTTTCTGCTAGTCTTTTACTAATGATTCCTACTGTATAGTGTAGTAGATCAAAATCATCTTTGTCTATAATTTTAAGGTCAAAATCGGTCAAGACTTTCTCTTGTTCCTCATTAAGATAGACAGTCAGTTTTTTATATGTGCTCGCCATTATTACTCCTTATAGTTGTTTCCATTGATTATTTTCTTTATGAAACATTTTAGTATGGCCACTATGAGATTCCATTATATCTAATGGATCAAACTCTAAATTACCATAATACATTCCATATTCTTTATCTAAATCATCGTCATCGCAAGTATAAAACTCTACACCTGAGTCAGCAATTTTTTTATAGTGTTCTTTAACCCTAGTTTGTTTAGTAAAGACAGAAAAGCCCTCGTTCATATCTTTACTACAAACTCTTATCCAACCAGGTGAGGTGCTACCACCTAAAAGACTTTTAAAGTAATAACACCAATCAAGTTTATCTTTTTCTACCATTACATATCCCTCGATATTTTAATTTCAGGACATAACTTATTAATGCAAATAAGAAGATACCACACAGCTAAATCGTATTGAGCACCTCTTGTCTTACAACAATGGAAAGTTATATCTTGATCCGGATAACTCCGTTCTGACTCTTTCGTAGCTTTTTGAGTAAAGAAAAAAGTTTCGCAACTACCATCAAACACAATATTATCTTCACTAGAACTATCGTCAATAAGTTTACCTGCAACAGGTTTAATGTAGTCATTATATTCTTTTTTAATTAATTTCCATTTATCATCTGGAATATCAGTACTTTGATACCAGTAATTTGTATAACCCATATTATTCTCCTTTCTAGAACAGTAGGTAGAAATCTAACAAACTACCTACTATTCTCGTTACCATATAAGTATAATTTATCTATTATCAAATTATACAAGATATTATTTTTTAAGAGTAAATGTGGCTTTTTCAGATTTGCCTGCTCTGCCAGCTTCATCGATTATCTCGACTGCTACAAAACCTCTTTCTCTATCCCAATCTAAATCTATCGTTTTACCGCCGATGTCTAGAAATTCTTTAATCTTCATACCGTTTTTGTAAAGATTAAATCTTTTCCAACCACCACAGCCAACTCGCTTTGGATTTTTAGGAACACATACTTGTATACGACTATCTTTGTCGTATTTATATGTACCCTTATAATCTTTAGGATCCATAGCTTTTGTTTTAACTTTAGCTTTAGGTTTTACTACCTCGGACTTTTTAGTCTTTGGAGTAACTTTTGGCTTTATAGCCAGGTTTATATTAGACATATTTCTCCTTTCTAATTGTTTATTTATATTCTAACTTTAACTTGTTGATTCTACTATATATACAATAAAATAAAACATAAAACAATTAAAAAAAGTTCTCACGGCAGCCTCGGGATAGGTATTGGAGGTATTGGCTTTAAAAAAGTGCCAATACCAGTATTATCATTGGTATACTTGAATAGTAGTCGAAAGGTATTGGTATTGGCTATTTTTATATTTTTTGAAAAATATTTTTTCAAATTTATATTCCTATATAGTAAGGAGGGTATATATGAAAATTAACACAACAAATACAATTGGTATTTTAAAAAGCCATAACATTAGATTATCCCTTAAATAAGTTAAAAACTCTTTATATATAGAATTACTTAAATGAGTACAAGTATTACTATTGTTCGTTCCTATTTATTTCAAGAACAGATACAATACCACTCGTTGTATTTGCTGTATTTGATACAATAGACAAAAATTGTGATTCTTCAAGGATCATCGGTCCCTTTAACAAGTTTTCTGTAGTGTTAACTGCCACAATTTGAGTCCCTACCGTTGTTGCCACATTTCCAGAAGTGTGAGCAGATAGAGTTACAGTTGCATTACTTACATTAGATTGAACTTGTATTGTTTTTACAATAGCACGTGTATCAGTCGGAACTGTATACATTAAATTTGATCCAGTGTTCGCAAGAGTGAACATTTCATTTTTATATATGTTAGCCACTTAAAAAAAACTCCTTTCTATCTTGTTCATCAGATTGGTCTTTAGGATAAGTTGAATTTAAAATTTTAACCATGTCTTGTAAATCTTCGATTAATTGGTTAAAATCATTTTGTTCATACTTTTCAGGTGCAGAATTTAATCGTGAGATAGGTACTTTAGCCATATTACTATGGTAATTTAATTAATCAACAATGTACAGCAAACTATTTTTTTTCGCTGTCTTCCTTTATTTCCTGTTCTAGGCCTTTTATCTTCTTAGAGACATTAACCATTTCAACAGTAACTGATCCA